AATCACTACGAGCTAAATAATTAGCTATGGTAGCTTGCAGCGTTGTATAATCTGTGAAAAATGCCATTTACACCCTACCTTGTTTTGTTCTAAAAAATCTATTGTCTGGGTCGTTTAACCATTGTTTAAACTTTTTTTGGTCTAATACATGAAAACCTCTCATGATGCCTTTTTGGTTTAATGAATCTATTACTGTCATCGGTATAGATGCTATTTTATTGTCAAATATATCATTACCCCAAGATGTGCTTGTTTGGTTATATTCTTGTTTATTTTTTTCTACTATATCAGTAACATCTTGCTTTACTTCTACCACTTTTCCTAAGTCAGTATCATGCGATTTAGCTGTTCTAAATTGTGATTTTTTTAATTGGTCGTTTAATTTACCCATAATAATCCTTATGATACTGCCCACCGAAGTGGGCATATATCAATTAGTATTAAGATACTAATAAGTCAGCCACGATACCGTGTGCTGCTTCGTTGTTAACTTGCAGAGTATACTCTGAAAGCATTTGATGTTTCTCACTATCACCAACCTTAGCTAATAAGTTGCTTTGGAAAGGACGTAGTGTTGCGATGTTAAGCATTGTAGGGTCAAGTACAAAAGCTTGCTCACCTGTACCAGTGCCTGTGTCTCTAGTCATAAATCTGTCAGGTACAACAGATAAAGTACCAAAGTCTGACATATAAACATCGGCAGCACCTACAATAGTAGATTGCTTGTCTGATGGAGCCATGTAACGCTGTGCTGCAATACCAGTAAATGCTGATACTGCTTGTTTTTGAGTTGGAGGTACTACCAACATAGTTGGGTTACCACCGTTTTCAAATACAGATTTAACACATTCTTTTAATTTGTCTTCACCGAAAGCTAAAGGAGTTCCTTTAGTACGAGTAGCTGTTCCGTTACCACCTACAGGGCCTGCTGGAGAACCTGCTGTAGCTTCTGTAACATAGTTAGTTAATAACCATGTTTGTAAAGAACCTAAAAGTCTAGCTGCTGAACCTGCTGTACCCGCTGACTGTGCTACGTTACCAAGGATAGTTTTTTCCATGTCTCGTTTTAGCTCTTGTCCTGCTTTAGCTAATTGATAAGCTGTTTCTGTCTTACGACCTGCTTTATCAACTGCATCAAGAGTACCAGATACGTGAACTGTTTTACCTTGAATTTGTGTTTTATTAGCCACACGAACAGTAGGAGTATCTGATGCACCAGATGCATCTGCTCCTTCTACTAAACCTCCTGCAGAAGCCGCAGCGAGATTATCCGTTTGCCATTCATGTGTAGTGCCTTTTGCAGTAGTTTTTCCTATAGAGGAAACTACTGGTGTTTCTGTTGGTGCAATGTTATAGATTGTGTTGCTTAAATCTTCACGTTGACCAATAGCTGTATACGTTCTAAATTCTGCCATTGTTTTTCCTTAAATAAAGTTTTCAATCATAGCCGCTGCGTCTCTAGCATCGCCAGTTTGCATTAGCTTACGTTGTAATTTTTTGGTTCTATCGGTTACACTTTGCTTCACTTTAGCTCCGCTTTTTATAGTTTTTGGAGCTTTTGCGACTTTCTTCTTTACACCTGATTTAGATGCTTGAAGTTTATCCCATTGTGATGCTTTATGTAATACTAGAACATGGCGTGAGTCATAGACTTGAGATAACTCTTCGTCTGTAAATCCAGCCTTTTTACCGTAGTTACGAATTTCATTACGAATTTGTTCGCCTTTGGCTTTGTCTGAAAACTCTGGTAAGGATTGGGCAAGTTTTTGAGCTTCCTGTTTAACAAATGATACCATTTGATTGTCTCTATCTGCTTGTTGCTCTTTAGCAATTCTTTGACGCTCAAATTGTACTTTTTGTAGTTGCTCTTTTTTCTCGGTCATTTCTGCGACCTTAACTGCATATCCTATCGGGTCGTTCTCTTTCATTACAGCTAAATCTTCGGGTTTTTCAGCAGTACCTGTTAAAAGCTCTTCAACTGACTGTAATCTTTGTGAATATTCATCCCTAACTTTTCTAGCTTCAATAATAGCTTTAGCTTCTTGGTCTATAATCTTACGCTGCTCAGCTACTTCTTGAGTCTTTTTAGTATAATCAGAGCCAAGTTGATATGATTTTACAAGCTCGTCAAGGGTAACTTCTTTTTCTTCACCTGCTGCCTTTACTGTGAAAGTTTGTTCTTCCTCAACCTCTTCTTCTTCAACTTCAGTCTCGGATTCTTCTTCGGCTTCTTCATCAACCTCTTCTACTTCTAGTTCGGTTTCTTCTTCTACCTCAGCGTCCTCTACTTCTGTACTTTGTGTATCTTCTTCAGTTTCAGTTGGTTGCTCGTTAGAGTCCTCTGTTGTGGATAACATACCTTCAATAGCAGAAGTTGCATCTGATACTGTTAAGTCCGACCCACTTTCCTCAACTTCGGAAGTCATGGTTTCTTCACTCATTTCATTTCCTTAATTACTCTCTAGGCGGAGTATTACCATATAAGCAAGTGCTTATAATATCGTCCATGATTTATCCTTAATCTTGTCGCTGTTTGCAACAGATTCAAGTCTAGTCATCATGCTTTCTATAGCCTTTAATCTCATATATGCAACCTCTCTATCTTTAACATCGTGTGGATTAGAGTGCTTTATGCTATCAAGGCATTCGTTAGTCATATCTTTTATTTCTTCTAAAAAAACTTCGTTGCTTATAATTGTTTTTATTTCTAGTGTTTTATCCATTACATACCAGCTATATTATTAATCTTATCTAATGCATCAACAACTACTTTCATTTCACTTTGAGTTACTTTTGCATCACTTTCATCAGATTTTTGTATTAACTCTAATTCTTTTATAGCCATTTCTTTTTCAAATTCTACTTTTTCTTGCTCAAGTTTTAACATTGCTTTAGCTGACTCCATCTCCAACTTCATCCTGTCTAGCTCTAATTTTTGTGCGTCTGTTTGTGCTTTTAATTGAGCCTTTTCTCTTTCAACGTTTGCTATTGCTTCAGCTGCTTGTACTTGAGGGTCAGATGCTCCACCAGCTGCTTGTTGCTGTGCTAACATATCAGATTGTTCTTGAGTTACATCTTTTAAGAAACCAGATTCGTCTTTAAATCCTGCCATGTTTACAAACTTAGCTAATGTATCTCTGTATTGTTTTAAAGATACTAATGGATTGTTAAGACCATACTGTGTAAGCATTTGCTCTTGCTTATCTAATACCATTTGCATAACACCTAATTGTTCTTGTTTACTACCAGTGCCTAAACCAACATTAACTGTTACATTATATTCTGTATTCCACTCTCTAGGGTCCATGGGTAAAAACTTATTATTTATTTTAATGATTCTTTCTTTATTTTGGTACTTGCAAACTAAATGCAATATACCTTTCATTAAGGAACTAACACCAGTATCTGCAAATATTCTAGCAATAAGTTCTATCTTGCCACCTGCTGCACTACTCATACTTGCTACTGCTGTAGCAGTTACGTTCTGTAGTATATTAGGGTCTAAACCTTGACTAGCCTCTGATACTCCGCTACGTTTAGCCTGAACTGTATCTAAATAATCTAACATTGGAAATGATTGGGCAGCATTAGATTGCACTGTTAATGGTATTAAAGCATTAGGATTCTTAACTCTAATAACTCCACCTGCAGTAGATGTTAATAAATCATCTAAATTAACTTGTCCTTCAACCGCTCCAACTCTATAATTATTAGTTAAGTATAAGTTATCTAGCATTTGCCTTGTGATAGTAGATTTAATTAATTGTAAGTCTACTGCTCTATCTGCAAGTGATTGACCAAAAAACTTATGGGGTATTGGGAAGGGGCAAATAGAATGGAAAGGTACATAATCACACTCTTCATGCATTAATATCTGATTATCGGCATAACATACTCTATGTAACTCTGCTACACCATCTTCATCCATATCTGTTCTTACATAACACTCATAGTACTCTACTAACTCCATGCTTTCATCATTAGTGTCGTTAGTATTATATGGTTGCTCACCAGAACCAAATCTTGCTACTCTCTCTGGTGTAAAGTCTAATGTATCACCAATAGATAATGATTTAACTACTTCTGGGTCATAACCCATAGCTATTAAGTCAGACCTAGTAACTAAACTTCTTTGTGCTACAAAAGTAGCGTCTTCAATAGTAGTCGCTCTTTTATCTATTAAAAATTCTTCTGGTGCTACATTTTCTATTTTAACATTAGATGAATCTTTTGTTCTTTTACAAACCACATTATAATAAACAACTTCTAAAGGCTCTACGTCTTCAAATAAAGGTTCACCTACATCATTCATTATAGGTTGACCCATAGGGTCTAACACAATTCTAGGTTCTTGAGGTATTTGCTCTACAATTTGTTCTTGCTCTACAACCTCTACTTCATCATCTTGCATTATCATTGCTAACTCGTCTTCTGTTAGCTTCTTATATTTTTCTTTTGTAGTATCTACTTTGTCATTCCAATATGCCTTAACTATACCTACTTTTTGGCAAAGAGCATCCCACATCCAAGCATTCATAACTTCAAAGCCATTATTATCTTTATAGAAAATATGATTAACATACTTAGTAGCCTGTTCAGCAACCTCACCATCTCCCTCATTAACAGGTTCGAATACAACGGCATTATTGGATTGTGTGAATACCTTCATAATTTGTGGTAATGCACCATCTACTACTTCTGCAACTTCACCTGTCACTATTTGAGACCTACCTTCTACTTCGTTACCATATGGTTCTCTCATATAGTATTCTAGAGCTGTTTGTCGCTCTAGAGATGTCTCTGTTTGTATAAAGCCTAATGAATCATCTATATGCGACTCAATAAGGTTTACAAATGTTCTTTCATCATCTTGTGATACTTTCATTTTATTTTTTTCATAAGCCATTTAATACGGTATCCCTAAGTTTCTTAGTATTTTAATTCTGTTTTCTTCCCTGTCAAAATAATCAGGGCTTAAATCTTTACTAGGCATAAATGTTATATCAACAGGCCTTGTTTTTTCACCTATAAAAGCATTTCCTAATCTAGATGGTAATGTACCTATTCCTTTACCTAAATCAAATCCTTCGTTAGGCATAACAAAAGTTTCTTTAGCAACTAAACCAAGTTTTTGCATATTACTTAAATCTTTGTACCTGTCAGATTTAGAAACAGAATCAGACATAGCTCTAGGTCTATCATCTTTAAAATTGTAACTGTCCTTAACGCTTATGGTACCGTCAGGATTTTTAGTATAAGCAAACCTACCTAATGTATTCATAATTGAAGCAGAAGGAGATATATCAACATCACCTCTAGTTTTATTATCTAAGCGTAAATAAGCACCGTAATCTACGTTACCGCTACCTTGTTTGAATGTATCTAAAGCCTTTTGATTTTTAAAATACTTTTCATACTCATCTAAACCATAAGTTCCTTTCATTGATGGCGAAGATTCATCAGAAAATGCATCTAACAATCCAGTTTTATATTTTCTAGACTCAGCAATAGTATCTTCTAATCTTTTTAAATCAGCAGAGCTTAAATTTTCTTTTGTTATTGGAGTAGTATCACCCTTTAATGTCTCAACAAATGTTCTAATTTGCAATGGTATTTTTTTATATAGATTATCCAATTACTTTACCTTTATTTTGAAATCTACTTTACCTGAATTAACTATATTGGTATTTTCATTCCAATCCTCAGGTATAAATTCTAAATTAATTTCCATTGCTTTTTGAATTCTTATAAAACCTACATCTATAATGAAAAAGTCGTACATCTTTTCTTTTACAGAGTTAGTGTAAAACTCTACACCAAAATGTAGGCCTAAAAATAAGTGACATGACCACATATTACTTCTTTTTCTTTTTATTCATAACTTTCTTAGGTGGTCTTCCTCTTTTTTTACCGTAAGTTCCTGGTCCCATTGGCATAATTATTTCCTTTTATTTTTAATTGACTTAAAAACTCCAATTGCTGGAGCACCTTTACTACCTGGTTTACGCATCTTCTCAACCTTTACGCTTTTATTTGATTTCTTTCTTTTCTTTTGTGATTCTATTCTTTTTCTTTTTTTATGTATGTTTGCGTATAACCCTGGTCTTTTCATCTGTTATCCTTTTGCTTTTTGTTTAGCTGTTTTAGATAAATCACTAAAATGTACTAACTTCTTTGAAGAAGCTGTATGAGTTTTACCAGTATGCAAAGTACCATTTGCCATTTTATGAGAGTTACCTTTCCATTCTTTACCATTTCTTAAATAATGTTTTACGCCTTTCATTACCATTTCACCTTGTTTGACCAGAATGCTGCGCTCATCTTACCCTTTGCAATGTTTGCACCATGCCTAGCTTTAAATGATTTACGCCTCATTTTTTGTTTTTCAGATTCACCTTTTTTAGGTTTACCTGCAGTTGAGACACCTTGTTGACCGAATCTTATGGTCTTTATTTTATCTCCATCTTTTGCAACAACAATATGAGAGCTGCTTTTATGATTTGGAGTTCTTTTAGGTTTATTAAAACCACTTACTCCAGCCCTTTTTAACCTAGGGTCCTTCATTTAGCTCTTTTACTTAAAAACTTTCTCCTAGCCTTTAACCTTTGTCTCTTACCAATCATTGTTTAATATCCTAAGTTATTGATTTTTAATACAATTTAATATACAACTTTTTGCACTCAAGTGCATGAGGGAAGCCTGGTTGATTATATGTATATGTTATATTGACTACTATGTAAAACACCTGTCAGGTATACTATTATAGCTACAGTATTTAATATAATTAATGCTCTATCATTCCACTTTAAAGAAACGTATGTCCATCCAAAGCTTGCTATTAGTCCTATATATATATTCATAGGGTACATGTTAGCACTTGTTAAAGCCATAGTAACAACCATTAATATAGAGCTAATCCATTTTACTAGCCAAACATGGTCTTTCTTATGTATATCTATCATGTTTTCTCCTTTATAATATCGATTGCTATTTCTGTTGTTGTTGGCTCATCATTTAGTAAAGCTTTACCATCATATATATATCTAGCTCTGTCTATGTATTGGTAATATTCGTTACTAATTAGTACCGTGCAACCTTGCAACATTATACAAATTAATAGGAGGCAACTTAACTTCATATTCTATACTATCCAATTCCTATCCTGTTCTAATGGCTTATCCCAACTAGTAGAATATTTATTATCTGAAATACCTACAGCTAAGTATCTAAAAGCGTCAGCGCAGTGACTTGACCAATCATGTAATGGTTTATCCATATAAACATTTAACTTATCATTAAATTGTCTTCTATAATTTCTTAAGCACTCTAACCCATACTTAGTGCTTTCTTTATTAAACCAACAATTAGGTAGCATCCTTCTAACTTGTTGTATTCCATCTTCTACAGGTAATTTAGCTGCTACAGTTATATCTAATCCAGATTCTTCTAATACTTCTTTCCTAGATTTTCCTGTTCCAAGCTCTCTAACTACGACATCATGTGGAAGTATGTGCTCAAAATTTTTATATCCATTGTCGTTTATCCAACTTACATAATGGTCTAAACCTTGACCATGGTTTTCATAATAATCTATTAGTCTTATTTCTAAACCATGAAGCTGTGCAACCCATATAGATGTAGAATCTCCAACTCCTAAGTCCCATGAAGTTATACTTCTACAAAGAGAATCTTCATTAATATCTACTATTTGGTTTTTAGATGATAATTCATTTATTAATTCTCCATAATAACTACCTACAATAGGTGCATCAAAACTAATTTCAAACTCTTGGTTGTATTTATTTTCTCCCATAGAGTCTTTCGCGTCAATTAACTCTTTTTCATTTATTATACTTGTGTCACTTGCTTTAAATTCAAGTAAATTCCAACCTTCTCCTTTATCCGCTCTATCTCTTAAGTCTTTAAAGTGATTTGCGCCCTTAGGAGTTCCAATGAAAACAGCAAAACCAAGGCGATCAGCCAAAGCGGGTCGAATAACTTCTGTAAACAAACTAGGAGATACATCCCCAATTTCGTCGATGACAACTCCATCCAAGTATATACCTCGTAGTGTGTCAGGATTGTCAGCACCATAGAGATTAATACGCCTACCCATGAAATCCACACGAAGCTCAGAAACACTGGCAACTCCTCCTAAATGTCTGGTATAATCAGTTAAATAGTCCCAAGCTATTCTCTTTGCTTGGCTATAAGTTGGTGCTACGTATGCAAATCTGGGGTTATCTTTTTCGCATTTTAAAGCGCTATGTATTAATTGATTTATTGCAGCTACTGTTTTACCCATGCGCCTATGGCATACAGCAACTGTGAACCTGTTATCCCTTACTGATTTGTGTATTGCTTTTTGAGGTATTCTAGGTATATAACCTGTTTCAACTATCTCCGTCATCTATGCCAGTAATAACCTTAACTGTTAAAGGATTATCACCGTCTCCTGTAACCATGTTTTCTTGCATGGATTTACCATCTAATCTATCTCCTAGCTCTTTAATTGCAGATACATCACCTTCTGCTGCTTTCTCATATAATGCATTAGCAACACGATGTAGTTTAGAATAGTCTTCCTGCACTGCTAATTTTCTAACAATTTTAGACCATATTCTTTTTTCTACTGTTGAATTCTTATTTCCTTTTGGTGCTGCCATATGTTAACCTATTATAATGTGGGGAGGATTGATTTGCACAATCAAACACGCAGGAGAATTACGTGACTCCCCAGCTATTAATTACTTATTCATCACATACATTGTAACTTCAAAGCCAAATCTCATTTCTGTTGCAATTGGTTTTGTCCACATAGCTTATTTCCTTTTTAAATATTAAAAAATACAAATATCATAAGGGAAGTCTCCTAAGCCTTACTTGATTGCTCCTCTATCAACCAATTAAGATAAACTCTTGCTTTGTTATAATCTTCGTCAGCTGAATCTTTATAATTAGCTCTACTCAAATATTTTAATACATTTCCTCTGAGATAGCCAATGTACTCTTGTTTACTTAATTTAGCCTTAATAAACTCTATAGTTTCTACCGAGCCTATAGTATAATGCTTTACATCTTTTTCTATCTTCAAAAAATTCTCCTAAATACTTGTATCAAGTTTTTTTATTTTAACTATCTACATAGTATAATAAAAATATTACGTAAGTTATTGATTAATAAGTTAAATTTCACACGAGCCTCCTGAGCAAGCTAACGTTTGAGCGCTTATTGTGTTATCATCTTCCTCTATAAAATTAGTAAAATCTATATTAGCAGGAGTTACCTTTTTTAAATCATCATAGGTTGCTTTGTCACAATCTTCATATGGTGCCTGCACATAAGAGTGGTCAGAATGAGGTAAGAAACTAATGCCACTAATCTCATCAAAGTATTTCCAAACCCATGCTCCGACCTCTACCCATTCTTCGTCTCTTACAGATATAGTTACGGATGGCTTATGCTCACACCAATGACGCTGATATATTAGCCAATGTTCTAGCTGCTCGATAGCTGTCATATCATGTCTTGTTACCGCATCTTTAGGTGCCTTCATTGGAAAACTAAATACAGCAGTGCTATCTGGTCTGAACTGCTCGTCTTCTACTTGAACACCATTAGTCTTTAAGAAATCATATATAGGGTCTTTCTTATCCATACGGATTCTTCTAATGTAATGGTAAGAATGTCTAGCATGTATTCCAGATGCTGAGTCTACTAATTGACTTACTGTACCACTTGGTTTTACACATGTAATACTTACTGACTCTGGTATATTAAATATCTTTGCATACTTCTCGTTACACTTACGACTTGCATCTCTTAATCTTTCTAACATTTTAGGGTCAGGATTACTTGTAATTTTAGCGTCCATAATTCCTGTTAATGAAACACCAAGCAGTCTTTCCTCTTCTGTATTATGTTTCCACTCTGCTGATATAAATTTAAAGTCAGTTAAAGTAGACTGGAACGTTCCTAATATCGTAGCTAACTCTACTTTCTCTTTTAATGTTTTTTCTGTATCACCTGCTCTTACAACTACCTCTGTTAAATTACAAAATTGTTTATCACGTAAAATTATTTCTGAGCAAGGGTTCGTCCCGTAGTTTAAATCCTTTGGTCTACGTTTCCATTTAGCTGCTTGTACTTGTGCTGCAGTTCTATTAAAAATACCACGCTCACCTGATTTAGATTTTATTAATGCTAACCACTCTTCCATGAAAGTTTCTACATCTGGTTTTTCTGTATAAGCAACTGAGTTATTAGCTAGGCCTCTCCAGGAGAAATCGTTATACCAGGCACCCATCTTAGCCTCTCTCATTCTTTTGTCAGTTAAGTTTGATAGTGATATAAGAGCAGAGCGCCTAACTCCTCCTACAACAACTATTTCACCAATCATGCACATAATATCATGCACTTCTAATGAATTAAGTTTTCTACCTCTCGCGCCAATAAATGTTTCTACAGTAAAATCAAATAATCTTTTTAATGGCTCTGGACCAGACGCTCTTCCACCAAATGTTTTAAGCCTTGCGCCTGCAGGCCTAACTTGAGAATAATCGATGTTTGGTACATCTCCTTCCCACAAACTAGATAACAACTTTTTAAACGCTTTCGCCCAACCAAGCTTGCTGTCACCAACAACAATAACATCGCCGCTATCAATAATTTCTTTAGATATTTCTGGTAATTTATTAATCTCTTGTCTTTCACAACTAAATCCTACTCCAGTACCATTCATTAGTATATACAAACATTCTGAAAAAGCTCTTTTATTGTTAACAGCTAAATAACTGCAGTTGTAAGCCGCTATATTATCTCTAGCGCAAGCCTCTCCAGCAGACATCATAAGTCTCATTGAAGGCATGACATCTAAGTTTTTTATAGATTTGCTTAATTTTGGAGCCACGCCGTGTAGCTCTGGTGCACGTTCTTTGATGTAGTCAATTAGTCTATCAACAGTTTCATCCCACGTTTCTCTTCTTTTTAGTTTAGGTATGTACCTAGCATACCTACTATTTGCTATGATATTTTGATATAAATCCATTTAATCTCCATTTAAGATACGTCTGTAATAACAGACTCCCATCTATTTTTTTTCTTATGCCATCCTTCAACCAATATAGTCCAGTTAGCTTCTCTCAAGTGTGGTATAGCTTTACTGTCTTCTATTTTTTTTATTCTGGCTCCTGTGTTTGCTTTAGTTGTAACTTGTATACCTACTGTGTTTCCTTTAATATCTATAGCTAATACATCTATTATACCAAATAAGTCTTGCCTTACCCTAGCAAAAGAGTTCCATCTCTCTACTATTTGTATTAAAGGATAATCACCACTATCTCTTAACCTTTTTAATGTTCTTTGAGTTGGGCTTATTGCCATTTAATTCTCCAAATTGTTTATCATTAGGCTTTGAGTTAAATATCCTATTCCACGCTTCCTCTAAATCTTCGTCAGTTATTCCCCTTGGCCTTCTTCCGCTACCTTTACCCATTTATTTTTTTTCCTTTAAAAAATTAAAATCTACTCCAACAAAACCACAAGAATGCTGTTCACTAATAGTATCAAAATCAAATGGACTAGCGTCAACGTGGTCTTTTGGCAACAATGTATTTTCCTTTAAAGTGCAACTTGCTGCTTTATGATTTGAGCAGTTTTTCTTGAAGTAACTCATGGCAATTTCACAATTATCAAAAGTACCTACATACTCTAGGTCTTTATAGTTACCACTTAAGCTAACTGTTAAAATAAATAAACCTTCGCCAACGCCCATAAAACCTCCTATAATTTAGGAATTTCGTTTATCCTTTTTTTCTTTTTACAAGCACCATGAGATGTTTCGAAATCTACACCACAATACCAGCGCCTATCAAATACCATTCCTTTGTTTCCACATCCTACACAAATTCTTTTTTCACTATTTAAGTTAGCAATCATGACATTCCTTTTTATGAAGTTCATATTCACTTTCACTTAAATTATAAACTTTCATTGACTGCTCCTTTGAATACACGAATCTTCCACACGATGAAAGATTTGGGTTAATTATTTCAATACCTTTATATATAAACATAATTCATTCTCCTTTAGTCTCGTCAGTAACATAATAAATGTTAGACGCTCTCACGAGCGTTTCGACTTTTACTATTTTATCCAATAGCCATAAACACATCTACCACCATCTCTTGAGCAATCATAAGTATCATTAATTACTCCATCAATAACAGCAACATAGTGCTTAGAAACTCTTGCGATAACATTTCCTTTAGGTAGTTCATTTGCATTTAAATGTACCTTACATCCGCTTCCAATAGACATAGTAGGAATCCATTTAAAACCTATAGAAACCATGTAGTCTTTAAACCATTTCTTTTTGGTAAAGATACCGTTTCTTGCAGACTTAATACCGCAGTCTTTTTGATTACCTAGTGCTAATCTATCATACACAGTTTTATAAGGAAGTTGTGCTGCTATCGCGATAGACCTTGTAACGCAGTCTCCTGCAACGCCTTGATAGCCAGCGGCACTTCTACCTCCATCATTAAGTATATAATGACTCATTGTGTTTCTCCTATGATGTTAATGAACAATCAACTTTGCAGCTGATAATATCATTATACACTATTTTTTAGAAATAATACAATTAAATTAAATTTTTTTTAATAAATATTCTAGTAATTCATGCTCTGTACCATACTTTTTTTGCCAAGTTTTTGGCGCGCTATGAAAACCATCTTGACCTTGATGGTGCTCCCAACACAATGGAAGAACCATATCGTGGCTATTTTTTTGACCCATTCCCATACCACTTCTTATGTGGTGACAGCTTGCAGGCAAAGGGTCTTCGACATCATAAAACTTTTTGCATATTATACAGCCAAAATTACTTACTTTATTTAACCAATCTTTTTCAGATTTTGTTTTTCCTTTTTTCTTAGGCATCTTGAAAATTTTGAAAAGTACCGCTATGAGTGTTGGTATTATTTTTAAAACCTAACTCAGAAGCAAACGACTTTACTTGCGATATATAATTAGAAAATTCTTTTACGTTTAATTTTGTTGTAGAAGGTATTACAGTTATTTCCTTATCCATAACATTACTTTTATAAGATAAATACTTATAAGCCATTAACGAATGCATTTCTTCTGAACTATACCCAAGATACTTTCCTATTTCAGTTAACAAATCCCAATACATTTTATTTTGACTAATAGTTCTACTACAACTCCACTCTTCAATGGTAATTTTCCAATCCTTAGACGTATCTAATTTACCAAGAGCAGATATTGTTTGAGCGTTTTTTCCTTTCGTTATCCGTAGTATTTCTTTCATCGTAACCCTCTGTTTTATATACTACACCTTTATTGGATGTAGCCTTAAATTGTATGTCACCTCCAAATATATCTTTTATTTCTTTTACAAAATCATTTATTGTCATGGTCTTTCTTTATACCTAAACGTTTTGCTGTCAAACCAAAATCCCCATTGAGTCTCTATGCCGTTACCATGTCTTTGCTTATTTAGGTATACAGTACAATCTGGTAATTTTTTCCACTCTTCTGGGTCTTCTCCAAACATCAAAGCTTTTTCTTTTCTTTTGTTTCTATGCACCGATATAGAATTATCTGCTAAATTAGTAATGTTTGCACTTCCTGCTACATCAAATTTTGCAGGCGTTGTATCTTCGTCTGCAGTTTTTCTACTATGTGCAACTAAAAATATGTGTATATCTAAATCTCTTGCCGCCACAGCTAATTTATTCGCAAAGTTTTTTTGGCCATTTAAGTCATCTTCATTAATACCACACTTCATTAATGAATCTACAACAAATAATTTTACATTTAATTTTTCAGCTGCATAATATATTACATCCAAAACCTTTGACGCAGAAGTTTCTCCTTCTGCATCATACAAATATAATTTATGTTCTATTTGACTAACAAAGCTTTCTATATAAGAAGCAGTTGGGTCACTGTTACCAGACTGCATGCATAATCTACCTAGAGTAGCTTTTGGAAGCATTTCGAAAGAAGCTATTAATACTTTTGTTTGCTTTAATAAATACAATAGGCAGTAAGAAAGCCACGCTGTTTTACCATGGCCACTATAACCAGATACTATGGTTAATTCGCCTGTTCGTATTCTAAAGTCATTTAATGTTTTTTCAAAAGGCAGTGCAATTCCACCTTTAACGTCATCAGAGAAAAATGATAATATATCGTCTTGATATTGTGATGGTGTTTTAATCTTTAGATACTCACCACTTTTTCTCTGCGACTTATGAGCTGCAACATCTTTTTCAGTTACTAATACATTATTTGCATTTTTCATAAGCGCTCCTAATGTTGGATATAGCTTTAAGTAACCTACTATGGTCTTCTTCTGATAATTTATTTCCTTTTATAATACTAGAAGATGATAACCCTACATGTAAAACTTCATCTCTTAACATTTTTAACACAGCATAAGGATTAAAAGACTTCTTAATTAGTTTGTTCATCTCATCATTAGGAGACAGTATATCTTTCCACTGTAATCCTACTGAGTCTAATATAGATTTAACACTACAACCCGCAAAGCAATTCATAAGAATTTTATCACCATCTTGTTTTATTCCAAGAGAATTACTTTTATCGTTGTGAGCAGGACATCTGCAACTGTATTGACCACTACCAGTTTCTTTTACATTATCAAATCTATTTAAAACTTCTTGTAGGTACAATATATTCTCCTTAAACGTTACTAATATGCCAGTGAAAAGTAAAAAGCAAGTAATAATAAAAATGCTGTTGCATAATAAACTACGTTCATATTTACCTCCTATTATATATAAAAAAACAAAACAAGTTATTGATTAAAAAGGAACTTCTTCGTTTTCTTTAATTTTTTGAGCCTCGCCAAGTCCTGAGGGCTCATCAGGTGCATTAGCTAATTTGCTCTCAATAGTCTCATCAACATTACCTCTTAAATATTTTAAACCGTTTCTAGACTCAGAAATCCACGCAGCTAACCTCCACTCCTTGCCTTCTACATTAATACTTCCGGTATAGTCAGGTCTTTTTTCATTGCCACCTTTATCTTGTTTAAACAAAACAAATCTATTACTATCATCATATTCTTCAGCCATTTTTTACCCCTTCTTTTAATAAATTAACAAGTACATCTACTTCTTTATCAAATTTAATTACCTCATTCTCCATCTCCTTTATTAGTTTATCATCTTTTTCTACGAATAAATATTTAATTTCAGTATCAGGTGTAAAATCAGGATTGTATGAAACCCAATAAGCACCTGTTGTACCAGTGCAAGCAATTTGCCACTGTATTTGATGTTTATATTGTGATGGAACTTTTTCAGCTAAAATATTTCTAGCGTGAGTAGGCATAGCTGGGCATTTTATTTCCAAACAAAAATCTTTACCATCTATTTCTACTATACCATCAGGAGAAGCTCCACTATTTATTATATTAGGGTGCTGTATAGAACCAACTTCACTAACATTGTAATTAGTTAGCTTAGCAAAAGCATCTCTAGCGTAAGGCTCACGCTCTACTCCTCTTCTCATATGTTCATTCATAGGTATAGGATTAGCTTGCTTACCTGTTAACCTTTCTATTGCTAACTCTATCCTCATGTTTTCTTTATACTTACTTTCACCATACTTGGTTTTTTTCATTAAATTATGAATAGCACTTGCATTTATTTTTCCAAGTCTTTTTGCCATCCATTCATCAGTTCTTTGTTTCTCCATTTTTATCTCCTATAACTCAAACTTGTCGTTTGCTTGTTGTGTTTTAGCATTTTCTACCTCTTCAAAAGAAGCTACTGATGTATCTATACCTATGCCTAATATACCCAATGCTCTACCTACAGCACTAGTTTCGCAGTTTTCTATATAACTTGTTTTATTTATAAAACTAGAGCCATCTTTTTCATAAGCATGTCCTACTGCTATTACTTTGTCGTCAACTATAATGCTAGCTTTAAAAACACAAACACCGTCTTGCATGTTAACTATTTCAGTTATAATAGAGCCGTTAGCATACTTTTCTCTAAAAAACTTTATTCTTTCATTTACCATGACATAGTCTTTACCTTTAATGTCAATTTTTTTCATGCTTTGTGCCATAATATATATCTCCTTTAGTTTTAACGTCTACAAATTTAATAAAAATATACCCTAAGTTATTGAATTAAATGAGGTAACTTAACTTCCCATTCCTTTTTGAATTCATGGTATTTTTTTATATATTCTCCATTTTTAAATGCTTTCTTATGCTGTATAACTGTTCCTAATTTTACTTTTCCTTTCCAAGGTCCTGTTTTAGTAACCTTTTCTTTTAAACGAACATATTCAGGCCAAAGTTCTTTTAATTTTTTTTGACTTTTGTTGTGAGCATCTAAGGTTCTATTAATGGAGCAGCCGCCTTCACTATTAGTGTCACTTGGAGAAACCATATATTTAGTAGATACTCTGTTAGCATATCCTTGAGTAAGTAACTGTAAGTTAACGTCAAAGTCTTCTGCATATTGTACTCTTTGCCACTCTATGTTATTTGGCATATTTGGACCATCATAAAAAACATTAGTCATTATTTTGGTATTATCTGCATGAGGCCATAAGTCAATTGAAGGTATAACCCATGTTGTTCCTAATCCTCCGTGTGTTATTTTATTATCCATCCAACTATTGACTGTATTAAACATATCGTCAAAGTCCTTGTGATTAAAAACTCTAGACTTCCACTTAGGAGAACCTTCTTTATTAGGCTCCTTTACAGTAAACTCTAAGTCATCGTCAAAAACAAAGTATCTATCATGTTTAAAATTATTATATATCCACTCGCGAGTTGCAGCTATATTATCTATTGTATTAGGTAACTTATGTACATGGCGGGACCCGTGTGCATCACAAAAATCTTCATACTCATGCTCTTGCACGATAAATTGTACCTTTTCTTTCCAACGTGCTGGTAAATTATTAAAAGTAATTTGAGTTTTTATCCTACCTAAAGTAGGTATTATTATGTTCATATCAATTCTCCAATAAATTAAAGTGATGCTCATATACGTGTAAACTTGCGGCATTCCAAAATATAGAGCCTTTTTTAACTTCATCATTAGAATGCAATGCTATACTTTTTAAATCGCCTACAAATTTATCCAGAACATAGTCTTGCCAAGCTCTATCGTTTGGATAACCAAATACGGCGTCATTAGACCTCATACTTACTATGGCGTGCACATAATTATCTCTGCATATATATTGAACAGTATTAGTACAAGTGAAATCGTTCATTCCAGCATAATTATAATCATAATGCATAGATGGTCTAGTATATACCATAATAGCTCTTCTAGTACCTTTGTCGTATATCATAGCATTTAAAGCATTTTCATATTGGTCATAATTTTTTTGAGAAAATACAATATTTCCATAATTGCTATTAACAAATCCGTTAGGAGTTGCTACAGATTTCCAAACTTTAGGCACTGGTTTTTCTATATCATTTATATTTAACGATTGAGACATATACCAATCAATCTCTCTACGTATATAATCTTCATTTTTAGGCCTTAATAAAAAACTCTTATCTGCCTCAAAGTTACAATTAACAATTTCTACTAGCTTGCAACCTGTTTTGTCTATTTCAAATTGCTTATTTTGATACTTTAACTTTAGCATTTCTGTTACACTATTTGCTCCCGTCTTGACCATTCATTCTTCCCCTTAAATAAGATACTGCAAAACTACAGTAGTTTATCATGTCCATATATGTATCTTCTAATGATTCATTATTAGGTACATCGCCACTTTCTAAGAGAGACTGAGCTCTAATTAATTTCTGATGTATCATGTCGTGTATTGTATCTACACCTCTTCTATAATGCATGCTTTGCTTTATATTAGATTTAGGTGATTGATAATCTTTTGACTTGCTTATTTGCAAATCGATACACTCATTTAATACCTCAACAGATTCAATATGCATCATACTCCTCCTTAAAATTTGTTTGGATTTAATATCTCAGAAAAATCAGGAGCAATCCAACCTTTAGGTTTTATAACTCCAGCCTTATGTGACTTATCTGTTGTATCTTTAATTTTAGACATATTAGCCCTATGAACCTCTTCAAAACATTCCTGAAATTGATTAGAGTTTAAACCAAGTATAGCTGCAGTACCATAAGCTACATATATTATATCTATAAGAGCATCAATCATACCATGCAAATCGTCGCAGTTTTTAGAGTACATAAATTCTAATAGCTCTTCTTGCATATGGTTATATCTTTTTTCTAACATAACAGGGTCAGCAAAGTCTGGATTTTTGTTTTGCTTTATTCTAAATTTCATTAAAAAATCTTGAACATCTTCGTATCTAGACATATTATTTTACTCCTTTAGTATAAATTTCTTTAAATCTTTCTGCTTGGCTTTTAACTTTAAATTCTTTAGATATTCCTAACTCTAACAACTTACCTGGAGAGTAAGCATATTGGTGATTATCTAAATCATTAAAATAATTTTTTACCCACGATATTATTTGTGATTCATTATAATGCTGATCGTTTAGTTTTAAATTTTTCCATGTTCTATATGCCCATATAGATGAGCCTTTATTATTATAGTTAGGTAAACAATCCCAAACTTTTTGGAATTTTTTACTCATTCTGTAAGGTTTCATTTTTTCTCCTATTACTGTATATCTTTTTATTGTTTATACAATAGCTATTAAAAATATCATATAAGTTATTGATTAATCATCACAATCATTGTTGCGAGATAAATAATTAACGCTTTCTTCAAACTTGTCTCCATAAAAATTAATTGCAACTTTAGGCTTCCAATGTCCTTTACCATCTGATGTGGCATTGCTCCATGACTCATCTTCACTTTCATTAATTCTAGAAAGTACCTCATTGTAGCACTCCCAACATTTACTGATACATTCTTCTTTGTAGCCTAGTGGATAGGAGTCATCATTGATTTTATTTATTCTTTCTACTTTATCCACGATATAATTTAGCAAAACATTTGGCGGTGTTTTATTTATATGTATGGAGTTAGCGTATCTAATACATGTATTTACCATTTTAGTTAAAGGTCTTACTTTTTTATTTTTCATATTTAAACCTTAAGTTTTTTTGTATTTCATTATTATACATCAAAATTATCATATTCATTTTTTACCTTTAATTAAATTGGTTTATTTTAACTATTTCGAAATCAACTCTTTCATTAATAGCGCTATATGATTCGCCGGCGCTATCTATGCCTTTATTATTCATAGAGTCTGATTGTTCTTTTAAAGCAAGCACAATTTCTTTTACATGAGTTTTAGATACAGCCAATATCTCTATATCATCTTCTCTTGTTTCTCTTATTGTTACCATGTACTTATTTAGTAAACTCATTATTATGCTCCTTTTAGTTTTCTGCAAAATGCACAGATTGAATGCCTGGTCGTTTTAAATACCATTGAAATAGATTTATTTTCATATGATGCTTTGCATTTTTTACAACATTTTTTTTCCATTATTTTTCTCCTTGTAATGTTATCATTGCTCGTATCTCTCGCTGAGCTTCTTTACTTAGTTTACCAAAAGTGCTAGCTACACCATCTTCAACTAACATATGACTAAACTCAACTGAAACAAAATGTTTATGTGCTTCTTCTTGAGCTTGTTTTTCTTCCTCTAAAGTCATTGGTTCATTTTCTAGTTGCTTTGCTTTTTCTTCACTGTGTGTTGTTAACATAATAATATCTCCTATATTGATTGCATTGAAAAAGTACCGTTAATATTTTCATTTATATATAACTTTGGTTCTATTATACCATACTTTTCAGGCATAAAGTCTTCGCAAGCTTCTTGCCTAGCTTGCTCTTTACACATGTAAGTATCAGTTCTGTAGTTTTTGTATGTAAAATCATTATTCCAAAACTCAGGAATATCACGCTTTGTCCAAACAGCTAGGTGCTGTTTTGCATTTTTGTAGTAATACCTATAAGCAACTATAGAGCATTTATGCTTGTACTCGTTAGGCATTGCTTGTGTAGGTTGGTAAAATTTATTTTGTGATATATTTTTAGGGCAAACAGATAGCGGTATGCGTAACCTTTCGTCTGTTTTATGCACTTTGCCATACCTATAAGTATATTCGTCACACAATTCGCAGAACAATGAATATAGCCATAAATAATTATTAGCATTGTCACGAGTCCACAAAGCTGAAGGGTGGTTTTTATGTGTAGGCTTGTAAAATACAGCACTAACGTCGACATCCAATATGTGGTGTGATGTTGATAGTAACTGAGCATATTCCAAAATCATTTTAACTACATGCTTGTCATTATGCATTTTAGCGCATTTTTTTGTGTCATTACTTAAATAAAAAATATTCATAATATTATCCTTAAATTAATTTAACTTACAGGTACATTATACACTATGTACCTGCAAATTAACAATTATTTATCCAATTTGTACCCAATGAATTCTTTGAGCTAATACATCAAACTCATCATTATCCATTGGAGTCATATCCATAAGTGTTCCAATAAAATCTTCTACATTGTTACTTATATCACGGTCAAAATCTTCCAATATTTCATGGTCAAACCAACGTGCTGTAACTAGGTTTATACATCTTTTTGCTTGTACAGTTAGCATTGAATCTCCTTTCCATTCAGTTGCTAATTTATCATCGATTCGTCCGATAACAAGTTGTCTAACTTCTGCTATTTCACTTTCGCTCATCATATAGTGTTTCATTATATTTCTCCTAATTAATTTAACTTACAAGTTCATTATACCACGTTAGTAGGAAAAGTACAACATTTTTTTAACATTTTTTAATATTTTTTTATGCACCAGGTTAATTTTTAATGATTAGACATACACCACATGTGGTAAAAGTGCCGTGGCGGGACCCTCAGTGTTTTTTAGCATATGTACACGCAATAAAGTTGTTTATAATCAATAGCTTAGGTTTAGCTAAATTAAAGCAAAAAAAAGGCCAGCATAATTGCTAGCCTTGTATTTTAATTAATTGCTATATTCTTACAACTGACGAGTTTCTTCTTTTATCTCTAATCATATTTGTTGACTTAGAATGTGAGAAACAATTGTTGCACTTGTATTTTTGATAAGATGCTGTTCTAGACCGGTATATTCCATTTTTTATTAAGTGCTTACTTCCACAGTTAGGACATACGTCTCCAGTGCTATGGTCATTAAAATTAAATGGAGTTACTATCCAACATTTCAATTTGCCATAAAGTTCTTCAGTTAATTTAACATCATTTTTATTATATTTCTCCATTAACTTCCAAGCTTTGTTATCTCCGTTCATACACTCTTGCCACAGGTCAAATCCTTGGTGAGAAGTTTTTTTGCCTATTCCTAACTCTTGAGATATGTGGTCCAATTTGTTTGATACAAACTTAAAGTTACTTCTTACCGTTTGTAATAAGTCTATGTTTTTATATATATCAGGCTTACTTAGTCCTTCTAATAAAAACTCTTTGTTAAGAACTTTCATGTCAAATTTTTTGGAATTGTACCCAACTACTGCATCAGCCTCATTGATTAAGTTCCAAGCTTCCTTAATCATTTTTTTTCTTGTATCTTTGTGCTCAGAATAAAAGAATATTTTTTTATCATTACACCACTTTGCAGAAAAACATATCATTTTACTAGTATTTACTATTTGTGATATACCTATGTTAGTATTCCAAATATTCCAAAAATAACCTAAGCATGGAGCTGTTTCTATATCTAAGACAAGTATCTTAGGGCTATGCATAATATCTCCTTTTTTATTTAGCATATAATTATTAAAAATATTACCTAAGTTATTGATTATCTTTAAACATTCTGACGCCTTTATTATCTATTATAAGCGCTTGTTTTTTGTTATCTTTTTTATTTTTGCAAAAAGCGATATGAACCCAGCTGCCATATTCCAAAATAACTTGGTCATAACTAATATCGGAATCAACAATAGCGCGTACAATTTTTTCAGGAGTTCCGAAACCTTTGCATATAAAGTCGCAAGCCAACCCTTTAACGTGTTTGCTATTTGGTTTACTTTTAAGTAGTGTATTGAGCTCCAAGCACCTATAACCACTAGAAACGTTAATAGCATTATTATTAAGCAATTTTCTAACATTTTCCATTCCCTCAGCTGTTATTAATAAATTATCTAATTCATTACTTTTTGGCATATTATATATATCATGTCGTATAGCAGTTTCGCTAAAAGTAAATTCTTCTAATGTAAAATGTGGCGTTAGCCTTGTCATTTTGTTAAGCCGTTTTTCTTCTCGTAGCTACGCAGACCACCTAGACCTAACATACCCATAAGTACAGGTAGCATGGTAGAGGTGTCAGCTTGTGGAATAATAATGCCTAGTGGATGTAGCAATGGAGATATAAGAAAGTTTATAGCAAATCCTGATACACATACCCAACCTACTGCTGGTCTCCAACCTGCTTGAAACCATGCACCTTTAGCATCTTCTTTGTTAACTGCTATTTGTGCTAAAGCAATTTCATGAGCTTGCTTTTCTGCTAGTGTTGCTATTTCGTGTGCTAACTTATTTTTCGTGTCTATGTCTGGAATAAATTTATCTAATAATTTAGAAACTGGAGATATAAGTGCTGCTAACATTAATTCATCCACCCTCTAATGATAATAGAAACTAGACCACCAATGAAAGATGCTATAGCCATACCCATCCAAAAACCACCTTTACTTTGATTAGCTAGGGCAAGCAATTCTTTCATATCTTTTCTTAACTCATTTTGGCTATTTTGAAGGTGACCTATTTGTTCCTTCATTTTACCAAATTCTACAGGGTCTATTTCGCTCATTATTTTCCTTTATATTGGTATTCTAGTATCTGGTCCTATTTCTTCTAAGGAATCTATAAGAGACCTAAGTCTTTCATTAGTACCGTCACGTTCATCAAAAACGTCGTCTAACAAACCTAAGCCTATGGAACTTGCTGTAGGGTCTATTTGAACACGTGGTTTAAAATTAAAATCTTCAGATACGTTTATTATATTGTCTATATTTTTAGATTGCTTTTCAAGTAAAGATTTTCCTGCTTTTCTAGCTGCTAGCCCTGTGCCATAGCCACCTACTATAGCGGGTAAAATTGCTTCGAATGGTATGCCCATTTTCTGAGCTATCATTGTTGGTATACCTCCTGTGACAGCAGCACCTGCTATTGATTTAGGAGCCAATTGGCTGAAAATATTTAAAGTTTTATTAAGCTTTCCTCCCTTTGCAAACATTTCAAGAGCTTCTATCTCAGCTCTACTATATAGTTTAGTTCTTTTGGGATTAATAACCATATTTAAAACAAGCTGTTGAAACTTATCCATTTCAGTTCCAGTTTTGCTTCCTCTGAAATCTGCTACACGTTTCATTTGAGCTATTTCTTTCATTTTTGCTTGAGTTCCCCAAGCTGTTCTAGCTAAGCGCCATTTTGAAAAAGATTCATTAGACCCTTTAATTAAGTCTATTGGTTTTACAGACATTGTAAATTTATCTAATGCTGTCATTGCGTTTAAACCTAACTTACTAACTGTATTGTTAGAATGGCTTGCAGCATCTCCTGCTAGTGTTCTTAATGTTTGAAGTTGCTCTAATGTAACACCACCTCTTTGTTTTGATAGCTTTGCTATTTCATCTATAATACCTTTCGCTGTGTTTTGGTCTGCTATAGAGCCTCTAAATCCTCCCTTTTCAAATTTAACTTTTAATGAGTCGGCAAAATCTTTAAATATCTTTTTCTTAATTACCGCTCCAGCTTCATCTGCTTCTTTGTATAGTTTAGTAGCAAACTGTTTTTGTTCTGATTGAGTTTTTCTTTCTTTTAAAGGCTTTTTTGTTTTCGTAATTACTTTACCAGGAAGTCTAGATGTAATTGGAGATATTGCCGGTATTTTAGCGTCTTCAAAAAAATCACCTATAGCCTTTACATTTCTTTGTCCCTCTTTAGACTCTGGAGCATCTATTGCTTTATTAATAAAGCTAGCGGATTTTTTAGCTTCCACTCCTGCTTCAACATCACTCATACCACCAAGCTTATTTTTTGCTTTTAATCCTTCCTCTACTAACACACCAACTAATCCTGCTGGTATTCCTGAAACTAACGTTTTTGCTGTTTCTAATCCACCATATATTTCTGAGCCTATATTAGTACCGCCAACATTTTCTAAACCTCTTTGTAGTGGAGTTTTACTGGCCTCATAAATATCATCAGCTTCTTGTGTTTTTAATTTTCTTTCGTCGGCTTGGTCTAAACCTTTTAATTGTATTTCTTTTTTAGATAATTTTTCAGGGTCTGCAAATACAATTTCTTCTCTTCCATCAGTTAATTTTATTTTGTATTTTTTAATTGGCATTATCCGATTTCCTCCATTGATTCTACACCTTCTACTGCTCCACTAAACCCTCTATCAGGGAATAATTCTAACATTAGCCTACCAGTTTCTTCTTGGTATTCTTGTTGCAATAGAAATAATCCTTCATCTAATTCATTCTTTGTTTTTGCTATAAATTCTCCATTTTCATCTGTCAACCTAGAAGTCATACCCATTTTATACTGTAGCATTTTTTTCGATAGATTAGCAGACCTTTCGCTTATTAAACTTAACATTTTAAGTATATCTTCGTTGGCTTTTTTAGATTTACCTAAATCGTTAACCATTGTTTGGAATACTCTAAAATCGTTATCTGTCATAACACCAGATGCAGCAGGTCTTTGTGCAATTGCTAGTTTATTACCAATTGATTCAAAAACTTCTCCAGAAGCTAATTCTTCTTCACTGTAACGTTTTGGTTCCATATTCAAAGCAATAAGCATTTTATCTATAGCTCTAAATGCTTCTGTTCCTACTCCAGTTTGCCCTATGTGTGGTAAAAGTTTAAGAGCTGCTGCATAGTTAGCAAAATTAGAACTTGCTTGTTTCGATGTTTTAAATTGATTTGAATATTCTCCGTATAAGGTTTCATTGATAGTTTTTTTACCGCTATCTGATAAGTCGACGTTTACCAAAGAAGCTCCTATAGGTTTAAACTCTCCAGTTCTTAAATTTACTTGTCCACCTTTTCTAGGGTCCCCTCCATACGCTTCTATTTCTTCTTGTGTTGCAGGTCTAAATTGCTCAGGATTTTGAGTTTCATAATTTAATTTACCTATTTCTGCTTCAATTTTTGCTATATCATATATAGGTTTAGCTTTGTCAGGGTAAAGCATAGCAAACTCTTGAAGATTTTTTTTATTTAATTCTCTTGGGAACGTAGTTGTTATTTCTTCTGGGTTACCAACCTTAAAGCTTGGCGCTTGTTGAACACCGTCAGCAGACATTAATCTTTGGTCTGGTACAGGAGACATAACAGTTCTTGTAATTGGGTCTGCTTGAGTAAATAAATTAGCTCTTGCTTTTTCCATTTCATCGTTTAATTTAATAGCCTTTACCTTTTCTCTTAGCTCAGCTAATTGTCCTAAATTGTCGTATGGTTTTTGTGCAGCGTCTAAACCTGTCTTAGCAGCTGTTGCTAAATAAGGTAAAGGACTACCATATCCTTTATTCTTAGGTTGCATAGCATAACTTAAAGCCATGTTTAACAAGCCTTGAACTTTAGACTTTTCCCTTGCTCTTTTTACATCTTTATCTTTTAATATGCCAGCATCTAGCAACATTCTATCCCTGCTGCTTAAACCTAAACCTAATATATCTTCACCTATATTTAGGTTGTCATAAAAATTCTTTGCTTTGTCAAAAAGTGCCATGTATTTTTCCTAGGTAAAATATTTTTGTCTGATTAATCTTTCTTCCATGTCTTCGTAAAGTTGATTATTTAGTAATGAAGGGTCTGATACTCCCGCTATAGTCTCAGCCTCATTAGGACCTAATACGTTTAAAAAACCTGGTGGTTCTGGTACTATACTAGATTGCTTTACATCTACCGGTAAAACCGGTGCTATTTCTTGCGGCTCCATAGAGTCTTTATATGCATCTAGTCCTTCGTTTGCTATTACTGATTCTAAGCCCATATCTTCTGTGTTTTTATCTAAAAACTCTATTCCTGTTTTAGCAAAATCATTAAGAGGTGAACTAGTTATATCAAAGCCTTTTGTCATTGGCTTAGCATATTCTGCAAAATTAGCTTGCATTCCACCCATTTCAACTGGGTTTATAGCCATACTTGGCAGTGCCGCACTTGTTGCATCTAAAGGTAATGCTGCAAAATCTGCAGTACTCATTAATGCAGGGTTTACTGTCGATTGTGTTAATTGTTCTGCCAGTAAAGCATCTGCGCCAGGTCCCATTGATACAGCACTTGTACCTACAGCCTCTCCTAATCCTCCAGCTGCTGATAAACCACCAGATAAAGCACTTCCAGCGCCACCTAAAGCTCCTCCAATTAATGCTCCTTTAAATGGAGAATCACCTCTTGCCATACTAGATACTGCTCCTACTCCTGCTCCTACTAACATTGCATGGGCCATTATTTACCTCCTCCAGATTGAGTGGTTGTTTGATTAACTGGAGCTGGTGCTCCATAAGCCGCTGATAAATAAGATTGCAACTGTTGCCTTGGAGCATTTGCACCATACTCATATCTAGCTATATCTGACTGTAGTGCATTTTTATCAAAACCTTCTCTCATTTTTCCTACATTCATTAATTGCTGTATATCAGAATAATCTTGCGACGCTAATGAACCAGCTTGGCTTATTGCTGCATCTTGCCTACCTCTTTCTGTGGCATAGTTTTGATACGCAAGCTCTGAGCCTCTTTGTGATAAAGCATTGGCTAAATTTTCTGTTGCTTGAGATTCTAACTCACCCATTGCTCCAGAACCATACCTACCAGATGCTGCTGTTCTTCCACCTATATCTCTAATCGCCTTATTAAATTCAGACACAACAGGTTTTGCAGCATTTGACATCATTTCTGCAAAATAAGGATTTGTTGCGGATAATCTGTCTCCTCTAATAGTACCTAATGCCTCTGCCTGCGCTGCGGGCACTAGAGGGCTTCCAGAAATAGCTCTTGATTCAGCAAGTGCTAAGGCATCAGTTGTAGCTGAAGAAGGGTCTACATATGTTTTACCTGGGTAATAATCAGGAGCTCCAGCTTTATACTGTTCTTGAGCTTCATCCAAGCCATATGTTATATACGGTAATATAGCAGGGTCTATTTCTTGTTTTGTCGTAGAAGTTCCACCTCCTCCACCACCTTTAAATAGTTTTCTCCCTAACTTACCGTTATCCTCTGATTGAGGTCCGTCTAGCTCTGGAAAATAATCGTTCATAGTTTTAGCTCCATTAATCTGTACTTAGGTTTAAAATTAAATCTAGAAAATAATCTTTCTAAAGATTTGTAACCAGTAGAACATTGTACAGATGTTCCACCGCTGCTTTTTATCCACTCGATAAATTCTGAATATACCTCTTTAAATTTTGTTCCACCAGCATAGGTAACATATGCTACTCTATCATTAGGGTAAACTATCCATTGTAAAGTACAAGCACTATAACAATTCTTATCATCTCCAATTCCTAACAATAACTGTTGCTGCCCTTGTGATGCCATTAATTTTAATTGGTCTATACTAAACTCTCCGTTTCCTTTTTCTATGGCTTTTATTAAATGTTTTTCTGCTAAGTGCCAATATTGTTGAACATTATTAGTGGGAACAACGTATACTTTTATAGTCATAATTCTCCTTATTTAACCTACTATAATGTAAGCAAACAATAAGTCTGCATGTGCAACACTTGTATGTGTTATAACTGCACTACCTTTAGCATGACTGGAGATGTAAGGTGATTGCGCTGCTGCGTTAGCAGTTAAAGGTGATAGTAAAATAACACTATCAAAACCTAATCTCTCATCATTTAAAGTGGTTGTTGTAGAACTTGCTGATAATGTAATACCGCCAGTATTATTTGTTTTGCCATTCATAGCATTATTAGTTACTTCTGCAACTGCTCTAGGCTCACCGCCTTGATAAGGCAATGTTCTATACATTCCTGCCATTATCTACTACCTTGAGTTTTAAAATCTACATCTACAGCCATAGCTGTACGCCATGAGCCTGTGGGTTTTACCGATACCCTATGGTATCTACCCCCAGTTCTAATGTTAGCCCTACCCTCTGAAGAAGTAGATACAGTAGCTCCAAAAATAATTGAATCATCTAATTCTCTTCGACTAGCTATAGCAATGTCAGCACTTCCATTATCTATTTGTGGTCTTAATAAATTAATTACAGAATTATACCCATCTTCTAAATCAGTTGTTACTAACTCACTATTATAAGAAGAGCCTGTAAAAGTAATTATCTTAGTATCTTTTGCACCAGCAAATAAAAATTTTCCACCTATCCATAATCTAGCATCTAGTGATGCAGGCATGGTATCTATATCAGTATAGCCTAAAGTACCTAAACCTTCTAACGTAGTTCCTGAAGTAGCTATATTTCCTAATACCGTTGCTGTAGTTTCTACTCTTGACCATTTATCAATAGTCCAATTATATACAAGCATGCTTCTGCCACCACCAACATTAGCATAGTTCCATATAGCAATATTTAATGCTGGATTAATAGAGGTTGTCATTGAGTTTAAATCACTTAAGTCACAATCAGAGAAAAACCATCTATCTATTTTTTCATTACCTATTGCTTGTACTTGAGTTCCGTCACACCTATAAAAACCGTCATCACTTAAAAAGAATGAAACATTATTATATTGACATACAGAGTTGCCATTTAGACAACCTAACCCTCTAGATATGTTGTCAAATTGAAAGAATAACGGTGACCCAACATAAGACATTCGCACTACAGATTTTTCTAGAAAAACTAAACCAAATTCACCACCTGTTAATGCTTGTACATTACCACCATCTGCAATAACTTGTACATCTGACTGTGAAGTAGAACCTGCAGTCCAATCAGTTTCATCGTTGATGTCCGACCAACGTACTGAAGACCGACCTAAAGCTCCTGTTGCTAAACTTCCTGTAACAACAAAATCTCTTACTACTGTTATGTTTTTTACTGTTGGAGATGTTGCTACGTCTGCCCATGCAGTTGATGTACCAATTGTCCAATATTGTACAGCAGTTGTTCCGTTAACTGCTAAGACTGTTTTTCCAAATTGCGTAAACTTCCATGGAAATGTACCTGTATAACCACCAGACCTAGATTTATCTTCTAATGCCTCTGTAGCAGAATTAAATTTAAACAATTTAGTAGAGCCACCTGCAAATAATACAACTTCTGTGTCCCATTTTGAAACAAATACAGAATTAATATTTTCCGATGCTGCTTCACTAAAATCTTCGGCATTAGGAAAAGGTTGATAGCCTACAGATACAGGTATTACATTTTTTGCATCATTTAAACTTCCTGCATTATCAGGTTGGTCAGGGTTCCAATCATTAAATAGTACGCGTTTAGTAGCCATTAGTTTATTTCGGTTCCTATTATTGTTCCTGCAACTGTTTTTGTAGTTAATGAAATGCCATCGATAGCATAACCAGCTCTACCACCTAAATTTGTACCATCAAAATCAGGATTAGGTACTCCACGAGAACCAGCAGTTCCAAGATTACCACCATTACCACCTACTGACCCATATTGTTGTTCGCTAGATCCTGGAGTTGAGTAATAAGAATTTCCAGAACCTCCTGTGGTTGCTGTACCTACCGAACCAGCTGGGCCTGCTCCTCCTCCACCTTGACCTACAACACTTCCTGCTCCTCCTCCACCATTTCCTGTGTAGTCATCGTAAGTTTCGCCAGAACGATTAGTTCTTCCACCTCCACCTCCTCCTCCACCACCAGCAGCAATAGTTGTATTGTTAGTTAGTTTAAGAGTGTTTCTGGTGTATATAGCAGTACCACCTTCTGTGCCTGGTTTAGCAGCTGGGCCTATTCCAGCTACCCTATCACCACCTTTTCCACCTGCTCCAATAATACTACCATTATTTGTTAAATAAACAATAGTTCCAGAAGCAAATCCATCTATAGACAGCGCAGGTAATGTATAACTAGAGCTGCTAATTTCAACGCCAGATGCAATTTCAACTACTGCCGTTATTGGTGATATAGGGCTACCAAGTAAAGTAAATAAATTTACATTTTGTGCAGATGCAGTAATGGTAGCTGTGTTAAACATAAGATACCAAGTACCACCTTGTCTAACATAAATTTGGTTTGCTTGTTTCCATACGCCACCATCTTTAGCATAAATTTTAGATGGAGCAGCAAATGAGCCAGAATTTTTTACTTGTATTGTCATTAAATTTGATACCAAATATCTCCATCACTACCACCACTTGGAGAGGATGAAGATATTGTTTTTGCTCCTGTAGCGTTTGTTCCTATGTCTGCAACATTAACTGAATTTATAGTGCCAGCAGTTGTCCATGTGCCGCCAGTAATTGCAACAGCATTTGCATTTTGAGTTGCAATAGTACCTAAAGTACCTACTTTAGTTTGCACAAAAGCAGTGGTAGCTAGTTGTGTGGTATTTGTTGAGGCAGCTGCTGTTGGAGCTGTTGGAATACCAGTTAAAGTTGTTGTACCATCAACCGTTAAATTACCACCAACCACTAAATTATCATCATCATATCCAGTAGAGAAGTTTTTAACTTGTGCCATAATTTCACGTAGCGCATTATTAATAGTTGCTGGAGGGCATCCTTCATTTATGTTAATGCCACCAACGTCTGTATTGGAGCCTGCTGTGTCTGACCATTCTGATATTTTATCTCTACTCATATTATCCTATCCTTAACCAAATGTTTGAGCCTACTGGAACAGGTGTCCAATTACGACCACGATTATGCCCACTAGCTGTTAAATTTATTGTTGACGAAATTGATGCATCTGCTGAAAAAATTACACCACTTGCTACACTTACTGAAGCTATCCCAGATATGCTTGGAGTAGCTGATATAGTATATCCACCTAATGCCGTTAGATTACTAGTGCTAGATATATCGGCTTCACCTAACACAAATTGCCCAGCAGATTCTGCTGTTACACTAGCTGTACCACTTATAGTTGCTTCTGCACTAACTATTTGACCAGAAGTTATTGCTTGTAATATTGCTGCACCATTTATATCAGCACCACCAATAACTATTTGACTTCCAGATACGGCTAATACAGTTGCTGTGCCTGTGAAACCAGCTTCACCTAATACAGTTTGACCTGTTGTTATTGCTACAACAGTTGCTGATGCTGTTATAGATGCATTGGCTTCTTTAATGCCACTAGGTAATGAACTAAAAGGAGCTGCTGAAAAACTACTTATACCAAACATTCATTGCTCCTAAAATTTATCAAGTGTTTTTTTAATTTTATCTAATATCATAGGCATAAGTTTCATTCCTGAATAGCCTACAAAAAATGCTAATGCAGGTGCAAAAGTACCGTGTAAATTAAATGATTCTATTACTGGTGGTATTAAAAATTTAGCTGATATTAAAGCAATACCTATATTGTAAAATAATTCTTGTCTATGTCTTTTTCTTTCTACTAACCAATTTATATGACCGCCTTTTGGCCTTCTACCTTTTACTTTTTTGGTATTGTAGTTGCATAAACCACCTGCAATAGATGCTATTACAATTATCCAATCCATTAGTTAAAGACCTAATTCAGTTTTAAGTTTTGGTATGTTTAGCTGAGGAACAACTATTTCTTCATGTTGTGTTTCTTGTGACCAAGATGTTCCTACTAAAGTTTCTACTTCTGTTTGCTTTTCAGGTTTGTCATCAAGCATTTCTTTTTTGCAATATATTTCGCACCAACCTAATCCCGCTAATGCTAAAGCATCTTTTAAATCTTGTAAACTAGCACCCTCTTCTACAAGGGTTGCTATGTTATAGTTTAATTTTTCATTGTCATCAGGGTTTTGTGATTTAGTTTTATCCGAAGCAAAACTAACTACAACAGCTTGAGTGTCCTTATTGTATTCATGTACTTTTGTATATATTGTTGCCATAATTTTTTCCTAAATTAAAATTAAGTTACTCCACCTAATCGTGTTCCTGTAGTTGCCCATGTAATATTTGAGTTGCCGTTTGCATAATTTCCTGCAGCACCGCCTCCTCCTCCTGAACCACTTCCAGACCCTCCTGTACCACCTGCAGCACCTAGTCCGCCTCCTGCTCCACCACCATTCCCACCAGAACCTCCTCCGCCTCCTGATGTTTTAGAGCCTCCTGAACCTGCATTACCTCCACCACTAGAAGATTGACCAGATGTACCACCTCCGCCACCTGCACTATAACCTGCACCACCGCCTCCGCCAGCCCCTCTATTTTGACGGAAAGACAAACAACTATAAAAATATTGAGCACAATAGGTGCTACCACTCGAACCACCACCGCCGCCACCGCCACCAGCAACTGTACCGTTATTAGTAATATTAACAGCTCGTTGTGCTAAGATAGCTACGCCACCTGGTCCGCCACCACCACCATTCGCACCAGAATAAGCAAAAGCAGAGCCAGTTCCTCCTACTCCGCCTGTACCTACAATAAATCCATTATTAATAATAAATATTTCATCGCCTGCATCGAAGTCACTTGGAATAGTTAATGCTACTGCACCTGCACTATTTGACCCTACATAGATTCCAGAGTTAATAGTAAGAGTTAAAATACTATTACCTGCTACATATTCGCTACCTCGATTAGCCCAAATATTATAGTTTTGTGTGTCAGCACTTATAGTTAAAGCAATCTCTACAGCTCCACCTGCTCCTGCAGCTTGCATCATTCTTGACCTATTAAACATTAAGCAAATCCTGTTCCTGATTGCATGCCATACCAATTAGCTCCGTCTGAATAAAATACATATATATCTATTCCTGTTCCTTTGTCTGGTTCAGAACCACCATTCCATTTAATAGTACCTGCCCAAGTAATAGTGTTACCTGTTGCGTGGACAATAGTAAAAGATTTACCTGCTGCAGCTGTTGGCATAGTAATTGTCATAGTGCCTGTGCATGAAAAGACTGTGCCTTCTGTTGCAAGGTTAGGTGTAAAACTCGCTGACTTAGTTACCTGTGTTTCTGTGACACCTGTAAATGTTTGTACACCTGTAAATGTTTGAGCATTAGTTAAATCTAATGTAAAGGCTGTGCCACCAAGACTTAAACCTGCTCCTGCTGTATAAGTAGTGTTGGTTGGTACTGCCCATGTCATTACGCCAGAACCATTAGTTTGTAAAAACTCATTAGCATCACCATCATCATTAGGAAAAGTTAATGTGTAACTAGCTCCTGCACTATGTGGTGGACTTTTAAGTTTAATACCATGAGAGTTTACATAACAATTTAATTGTATATAACCATCTTGTGATACTCCATCACCCTTAGCTTCTAAACTAGGTACAGAAGCTGTAGATACTAAATTTAATTTGTCTGTAGTAACTGCATCATTAACAATCTTATTAGTAGTAACTGCATTGTTAGTAATGTTAGCTTCTACTACCACATTACTGCCACTAATATTATCAGAGTTATCTAATGCTACAGCTTTTTCAGCAGGATAGGTGCAAAATACATCACTTGTACCAGCTAAAGTAATTGCACTACCACTATTACTAGATTCAAGAACAGTTGTTCGTGCTAATACTGTACCTGATGCTGTATAAGTGCCTAGACCTACTTCCCAATTATTGCCACTTTTAATAGCATAATAGGTAGTATTACCATCACCAATAACAGAAAAAGACTGGAATCCATCTTTAGCACCTGCTAGTGTTATATTACCAGTACCAGTAGTCGTGGTAGTTTCTTGTACTCTATCTTTGACAATAAGTGCCATGATTTATCCTCTATGCTAATGTTACTGTTAGGTTACCTGTTACAATTTTAAATACATCGCCTGTGTCAATAGTTTTAGCTGCATCTAAAGCTGTGTGGTATAACATATTACCACTAGAAGCTGCATCCCATAAACC